ACTTGGTCTATACCATGCAGTATGTTCATTAAGAAAAGTCTTATACTCATCTAAGAACTTCCAAGAACCTTTATCATTGATATAATCTTTTAGTGATGCTCCTATCTTACATATAGACCCTTCTTCAAACCAATATTGGTTTAAAAGTTTGGCCATATGAAAATATGATGATGCTATCTGACGTTTCTTTAGTATTGCAACATGTTTACAATGTAACTCAGCAATTATTTCATAAAGAGCCATATGATATTGAGCATCCCTGACTTTAGCAAAGCCATACTTCTTTTCTTCTTTATCAAATATTGGTAAGAAATTTAACCACATATAATAATCTCTTGAAAGATACCATGTGCTTTTCTCTCCAATATATAGTACTCCTTCCCTACATTTTTCTTTTTGATCATTCCAATATGTAATATAATCTTTTGATCTAAAAGGTTTATCACAATAAAACCCTTGAGAATTAAATAAGACTGCTTGTTCATTAAACATTAAAGCAGTCTTATCAAAATTATATTGTCCAGGCTCTTTAAATAGAGTAAGCATGTAGGTTATGAAATCTTCTTTAGTTTCAAACTCTTTATAACCCCATTTACTATCCTGATATGTAGGAACTTTTTTATACATCCATCATTACAGCAATAATAGCTGCTTCATCAATAACAAGATGTTCTTCTTCATCATGTAACATACTAGTAGTATTAATTTCTAGTGGCCATTGTATATAATCACCTTCTTTTACTTGTTCACACTTAGGTCCTGTAGATACAACATATCCCATAGGAGGTTGATGTTGTTCAGACTCAGGTAAATAGATTAATCCATTCTTTATCTTTTCAATCTTTGCATCTTGTTTAACGAGAACTCTTCTTCCCATTGGTATTACTTTTTTCATGTTGTTGGTTTTAAATATTAATAATTACATTTGGTCATATGCAAGTCCTTGCCCTCCACGGACAGAACTTTTTTGTTCATCTTTCATATCATTATAAGCACCCTTAAATGACTGTCTAATCTGGTCAAATTTTGCAGCAGTGTTTACTAATGATGTTAAATTTCCATCTCTACCGTGTTCTATAGACGTAGTTTCCATATATCTAGCTAGTCTATCAAGCATTGACTTGATTCCTTTATAGGCTCTAAACGTTGGTGTTTGATACATTTCTTTACACATGTCTACAGCTTGTCTTATCTCTACATCTTCAGTTGATTCTTCAAGTCCCACCTCTTCTATGATTAAATCTTCTTTTTCATGTTCTGGTATATTAAAAAAAGGATTCATATCTGGATCAGGACAAGTCATATAAAATATATACAAATATACAGATAAAAATGTATCTGGATATTTATCCATAATAGATTTTAATGATTTAATTGTATAACAATGTTCTGAAGGTATCACCTTTCCGTTTTGTATATCAAATAGTTTTACTAGCATTATTTATTATCTTTAAGCCACATTATTAAACTGTCTACTTTATCTTTTAAGTATTGTAGTTCATACATTTTAATCTCTTTGATGATTGGTTCATCTTGATCATTATACTTAGTTATTGGATAACCAAACTCATTCTCACCTTCCTTCTCAAAGGAAACATGTTGAATTATTAACTTGCCAATCTTCAATTTAGGGTTATGCTTCTTAATAATATAAGCATATAAACTTAATTGTAAGTTATAATGACTTAGATTACAATCATCAAGATCACTTACAGGATTATACATTTTTGAAGTAATACCCTCCCAGTTTGTATATCCTTTTTCCTTTATTTCCTTATTGGTTTTATAATCAAGTATATTAATCTTACCATTAACAATACTAACTAAATCAGCTTGACCACATATAGCTAATGATTTTAGATATACAAAAAGTTCTGGATAAACACCGTCCTCTAACTTTTGGTCTGGTGCAATCTTAATACCTGCCTTATCTATAGTAGGTCTTACAATAGGTAAGTTAACACCTTCTCTTTCAATAGTATTAAACTCACAAATGTTTTCTTCTCTTTGGTTATGATACCAATTACCTAAACCAATTGCTCTATCTGTCTCATTACTCCAAGCATCTAGTATTTCTTTTTGTGTCATACCATACCACTTAGACCTCTTATTCTTACCAGACTTTTTTGCCTGACCTTTAGCATCAAATTTAGGTTTAAACTTCCCTACAAAACTAGTAACACTAGTCCAGTTGATTTTATCTTTATCTAGATTATCATCTAGACTCTCATATATGTGACCTTCTTCTTTAAATATAACTGCCATAATTTTATTCTTTATATCCTGTTTTATCTTTAAATTGTTTTTCTAACTCCTCAGATAGTACTGCATCCCATTGTCCTACTGGACATGAAGATGATAAAGCTCTCAATTTAAAACCCAATGAGCACCCACAATCAGAACAACAAGGTTGTGTTCCTGGAGCTGCACAATTTTTACCTGCATTATCAAGAGATGGACACTCTTTACATATATCCCATCTTTCAGCTGCAACAAGTTCAACATCATCAGATCTGAAAATGTTATTTTTAACACCTTCAAAAATTTGATCAACATTTTTAATTGCAGATAATAGTTTAATTATTTTCATCTCTAAATTTATTTTTGGTTTCTAATTCTTCATTCATATTAGCTAATGCCTTTTCAAGTATCTCAATCTTTTCTTTTACAGGTATGTGTTTACCATATCCTTTGTAAGTATTTTTTTGAATGTTACCAAGAATATCCTTGTTTCTATTAATACTTTTTTCTAACCTTTTCTTTCTTAGTGTAAAAGTTCCTAAATTTGGTATGTATATTTTACTTGCATCTAAATCAGATAAAGCTTTTCTAACTCTACCATAATAAAAAGATACTAGATTACCAACTAAGTCAGCATGTGCATTGCATTCTTTTGCAATTTCAGGATAAAGATCTTTATACTTTTTAGGATTCAACTCCTAATAATTTATAATCCAATAATATAGTACCTTTTGTTTGTATCTCTATTTTTGGATTTAGTGTAATGTTCTTTTTATTAATTCCTGTTTTGATTATTAGATCTTTCTTACTTGCCTTAGTAATTGCATTTCTACAAGACTGTGAACTCTTAAATATCTTTTTATCTGATATAAGAGAACAAAACTTTGTAAGTTCTGCACTTTCTAATTTTGCAAGTTCAGATAAACATAATAAATCTGACAAGCTTATTTGTATGTCATTAAGAAAGCAATAAGTAAGGATTTGGTATTTTATAACCTCATCCTTACTCATCCTAACTTTTTTTTCTACTTTCTTTACTATCATTATATCCAGGTTTTTGTCCTATCAGTTTCTTTGCTTGTTATTAAAGTATAAGTAAAGTTGTTACTCCATACAGCTTTAGCTTTTCTACATATCTTCATAAACAATTTAAAATCATCATTAGATGCAATAACTTGACATCCTGCTGACCACTTATCCACTTGAGTTGAAGTTTTTCCAACACGGCTAGTAGCTCTATGAATATTGATACCAAATAAACCAGTATCAGTATTTTCTTTATTCATATTGTAAATATCATCTCTATTCTTATCTCTATAAACAGTTACAGGATTTTGTTGACCTAATGCTTCATACTTACCTTGATGCTTTCTGATCTTATGAGACTTAGGATATTGTCCAGGTTTTAAAATAGCTACACCATCCTCATTTAATATATTATCTACCCAATGGGTTCCAGGATCAGTGGTACAATCAAATTCATGATACTGCCACTCTCCATCTTTCTTATAGGATAATGTTATAGTGTCATCAAATTTATTTGTAACCATATCATCAGTATCAGCATTTCTAATACCTATAATATTTAAATTATAATCACCATTTGTAAAATACTTATATCCTTTAGAATCTAAAGCTCTTTGAAGCACCTCTCTCCCGTACTTCATTAGTCTTGTTTTTTAAGAGTTCTCTTTGGTGGAGCTTTAGCTTGATCTGCATCCCAATCTTCTGATGCTTGTCTTACAGCTTCTGATCTTGCACTGTTTATATCTTCTGGATTTCCTTCTTTAGGTCCTGACATCATTTGAGCAAGATACATTTGAGATTGTACTCTTTCAGAACGAGTTACCTCAATGTCTCTTAATAATTCCTCATATTCTTTCTGAACTTTAAGGTCTTTGATACTGTCTTTGTAATAAGCTGTTACTTCAGCTCTTCTTGCTTCTACTTCTTCTTTTGATAACTGCACCTCTTCATCAGAGTAGTTACCCGCACTTTGATCTGCCATAATATTGGTTTTAAATTATTAATAGTTAATTATAGTACAAAGATACAAAAAAAGTTTAAATAAATAAAGTGTAAATACTTTTATTTTATCTATAACGCCATGGGTGACGTTTTATATTTAATGATAACCATTTAATAATTCTAACAGCTCATCTATTGCAGCATGTCTATGTGAATCTTCCAATACAGCTTTAAATACAAACTTAGAATTAGTTAACTTAGCCATGTCATGATATGCAGACCAGTTCTTGTCCTTTAGATCTATTTGATATGAATCTCCACAGAAGATTATCTTAGAATCCTTACCTAACCTACCTATAGCCATTGCTAGCTGTCCTCTAGTTAGATTTTGGAACTCATCTACTATGACTACTGCATTATCAAATGTACGCCCTCTAAAGTGAGCTAGGGATACTAATTCAATAGTCTCATCCTTTTCCATTTTTTCTAACTTATCTGATTTATTATAAACCTTACGCATATTAGAACGGATAGGTACTAACCATGGTTCCATCTTCTCACGTTCAGATCCAGGTAAGAACCCATTATCCTCAGTAGATATAGTTGGTCTAGTAATTATGATCTTATCATATTGGCGTTTGAAAACTTGATCTAATGCAACCTGTACGGCTAAAAGAGTTTTACCACTTCCCGCTTTACCTATTATAAAGTTAAACGGATTTTTCAGAATTTCTGCCTTAGCTACCTTTTGTTCATCAGATAATGTAATAGAAAAACTTATTGCTCCCTTTGGGGGAGTCTTTTCTTTATTATTCATAAAATTATTTTAAGTAAGAATATCCCACTTGATCTTTGGATACATTTTTTTAAGAACAGCACACTTCTCATATTCTTCTTCATCTACGAAATACTGCATCATGTTTTCCAATTCATAATCCGTAATACCATCATCAGGATTATGTGCTAATAAAGCACCATCCTTAGACTCCATTACTTCTTCAAAGGTTTTCTTTTTAGTAACGATCATAAAAGAATTCCTAAACGCCTTATCCATTATTATATACTCAGCTTCTTGTATTTGATATTCATCTAACTTATCATACTTATCTAGTGGGTCATTTACAGACATATGTTCTAATTTTTTGGTTTCAAAATTAATAAAAAAAAATCTAAAGAATTTAGGAATATTCATTTATTATTTTTTGGTTAGTACTTCTTTCTTATAAAAGATGGATTGTTAAACAAACCCCCCCTACCCTTTCAATATACAAAAATCCCACCACATAAAAAATTCTTAAATGAAAAATTGTATATGTGGCATGAGTGTTAGGTCCTACTGTTCTGCTCCCCAGCTTAAAAAAGGTAGAGGTGTACCCCCATTGGGTATACAACCAAAAAAATCATATTATGTCAGTATTCTTTCACAAAATCCCTGAGGGGTCAAACACAATCGTTTGTAAGTCAGCAGTAGCATCTACTGAGACTGTAACCATCAACACAGTAGATGGTCCTAAGCAAGTTCAAGCCAGAACTCAAACAAACTTACAGTTTGGTTTGCTTTGTCTAGTGGATATTGATCCACGAGACCTTAAGCTTAAACCTAATCAGGAGCTTAAAGGTTTCAAAATGTCTGGAAACTTTGTTGAAGACCGTAACAACAAGAATGATGACGGGTCTCCAATGATGACAACATTACAATGGGTAACACCTGCGTAATGTATATGTGAGGATACTTGATGTATCCTTTACTTCCCTTAAGGGTGGACGCAACTTATAGGGACAATGTGACTAAATACTAGTTACTTGTCCCTTATCTAACCTTTATCCGTCTACATCCTATTTAATTCATCTTTCCTTCTTTAATTGGTAGGGAAATTAATTAAATACAGGTGTTACATGATGAGTGGGACATCATATACCCACATAATACCACATATTACCACAATAGAACTAATATGTTACCATTATATAATATATAGCTATCATTAACATAGGTCTGCTGAAATATCTTGCAATAGTGCATGGATATGAGTTTATAGCAATAAAGATGTTTCCTATGTATGATACTATACTATCAGTTGTCTCTCTCTCTATAGGATAAGCATACTAGTTACCCAAACATCAAAAATAATAACTCATGAACAAACATAACCAAGAAGTAAACAAATTTGATAGAGCAATGACTCTAATCTTATTTACACTACTCATAACAGCCTTAGCATTTGTATTTACATCATGTGGCACCCAAAAGGGTGGTTGTGGTGGCAGTCCAATACACTTAGGCAATTAATAACAAATTAAAGAATAAAGAAATGAAAGTAACTATCAAGAAAATAATAGCTGGACTAATAGTACCAGTAGCATTAATATACATGAACATAATCATCATAACCTTATTGTCAGGACCTATTGAGTTCCTTGCATTAGGAATAGTAGACATGACTGCTCTTATAGGTTGTGCTATGTTATATCTTCAACACCCAAAACATAAATTCAAAGTAGGTATAGAATATGTACCAATGTTCACAATAGGTATAGGTTGGGACAATGGATTGATTGGAATAGTATTTCCATTCTTCGTGATCACATTTGGTTGGAATGACTGATCTATTTGATCATACAACCGTAATAAGAATAAGACAGCGTGAACATATAAAGTATGGTATTAGTATATCATCCAATGAACACATGATGTCTATATTTAAAACGTTCTTTAACCTAAGCGTTACTGATCTGTTAGACTACAAGTCTAATGTATTACAAACAACTTATTGTGGTTTCCAACCGTCACCTAAATGGTTACAAAAGAAACTGGGTATGATCAACAATTCACAGGCACTTAACTATAATTCTATCAAGGTAAGTATGGATGAAGGAGAAATGTTTGAATTCAATAACCATGAGTACCTGTTCAATATCAAAGAGAGTTATCTCAATCTTAAACTTAAAGACAGTTTTGAACATCTTAATATTTTAAGAGTACATAATAGAACTCTCTCTTCCATTAGGAATATGATTAAAGCTTTATCTATGGACCAACTTAGAAAATTAACAGATGGTACAACAGATGGAGACTCAACATATAGAATAATGTATCAGGATTTAATAAAAATACGTCATCAGTGACGTACTAACAACACCAGTATTATATACCATATATATACATACAATATAGTGAGAGTAGTTAGGTGGGAAACCACATAGCTACATTGAGAGGGGGAAGGGAGATCGTAATGGTCTCCCTTTTTTTAAAAGAAATAAAAGAATTATGAAAAGAAATATAAACATATCAGATGATGCTGGAGCACTTATACTGCTTGATGGTATTAAAACAAACGTGAAGAATAGGGAACATATGATTAACTTAATGTATAATTACCTATCAGATCATGCTATATCTACACTTATAGATTTATTAGTCACTGAGAAAGAACCAGTATTGGTTAAGAAAGGTGATGTTATCTACTTTCCAAATGATGAGAAGTATGACATTATTGATGTAGACTATGATATACTTAGAGACAATAACATTTATGCAGGTCAAAATAAACTATTTGGTATAATATCAGATGATAAGTCATACAGTACTGAGTTTAATCCATGGTATTATAAATTTGATGTAGATGTTATTACACATGATGATAAAGGTAAACTTATTACCACAAGAAAAGAAGTACCATTTGAACGTTTAGAAATACAAAAGAAAGATACTATAATAAAAGAAATATATTATGCAATCAACAAGACAGAAAAAGAGTTACCATTCTAGTATGCTTAGTTTCTCTATTGGTGTTGTAGGAATAGTATTGGTAGTTATAATACAACTTCTTACAGGATGACCAAAGAAAGGTTTGGTATTGTAAGTAGCAGTGTTGTAAAAGATCCTGAACTTAGTATTCAAGCTAAAGGTATTTATAGCATATTATGTACATATGCAAATAAAAATAGAAAATGTTTTCCTTCTATTGCAACAATAGCTGATCAAGCTAATATAAGTCAAAGAACAGTAGATAGGAAAATAAAAGAACTAAAAGACATGGGATATGTTAAAAGGTCAGGTAGATTTTTAATTATTATGTAGGCACTTAGCTATATAACTAGTAAAAAGTTTGCTTGTCTCAAGTTTTTTATGTATAACAAAAGGTATAATTATGTAGATTTGTACAATTAAATTTACGTAATAAAATGTTATATCAATTACCAAGTGGAAGGACAATAGAGTTATCACTAGACCAATATCTAGACATGACTGACAGTGAATTAAAAGAATTAGACTGTCTCAGTGAGTCTTACACTATGGATATGAATGATCCATTTTATAAACCTTATTCAAAAGGTAAAGCACCAGAATTAAAACCTTTATCAGCAGATAAAAAATATGGTGTAG